GATGCCTCGTTGAATTTGTTGTAAAGACGGATCGCGGATATTCCGTTTTCGGCAATGGCGGAAATTGCTTGTTCGTTATAATTGACTCCACCGACCCAGACTGTTATCCATTCATCCAAAACCGGATCATAAATAGCGATCATCGGGACGGCCGTCTGTCCGTCTCCTCGAGCTATCCCAGTAATCGAAACCGGATCAAGGATCAATTCGTCTAAACGCTGTTCGACATATAAAAAGTTTGCTCCTCCTCCGTTTCTAGATGCAATCTCGAGATTCACGACATAGGAGGTTATTGTTGGACTGAAACTTGATCCGTTTGGTTGTCCGTCGATATATAGCTGAGAACTAGATCCGTCGATTACAACGCAAACGAAATGCCATTTCCCATCATTAACAATGTCCGTTGACTTGTAATCGGTTGCCGGAGCGGAGTCCTCGGAGAAAGTCAATTTTCCATCGGAGAAAATCCGAAAAGAATACTGTAATGATCCTCCAAACTCTCGGCCAATTATTACCTCGTCGTTTTCGTCGGTTTGTATCCAAGCGCACAAAGTAAAGTTGTCAATGTAATCAGCTATATTTCCACAATTGATCCAATCCGAGGATCCGTTGAAATCGATCGCAAAACCTTTGTCCTCGAAACCGTTGGATCCTCCGCTTGCGGAATAAGCATCCGGGAGGAGCGGCTCGATAGTGATTTGATCGAATTCGCAGTATTCGCCAACGGTCGAGGTTATTGCGGCCAAACGGAGTTGAGTTGCGGCCGGGTTTTTGAAAACCAGCCCGAATTGTTGCCAATCCGTGTTAGTTGTCCCGATCCAAGCTACTCCTAATTCCGTCCGAATATTCGGGACCGCGTTTCCATCGGAGCGAATGAAACCTTTTATTATGTATCTTTGTCCGGCAACTAGGATCGTTTGATAGGCATACGGATCGGATCCGGCGTTGCACTCGACGCGGAGACAACGGGATCCGCGATATGGAGATCCCGTTTCTTTTGTCAATGTCGCGTTTGGAGAGTTACTCCAGGCTCCGACTCCGGCCGCTTCCATGTTACCATCGACAAGATCGACGAGCTCATAAATTGCTATGTCGTCAAATTCCACATAACCAGTCGAGGCCGCGTTCCAATCGTAGAGACGAATGAAATTATCGACCGCGGAGGTAAATGTAAAATCGAACGGTTGCCAAGTCGCGGAGCTCGTCCCGGTCCAAATATTTACTCCTCCCTGCCTAATGACCGGCTGAGAAACGACTCCGTCTCCTCGAGCCGCTCCAATAATTCTATAAGTGCGACCGGATGTCCGGAGACATGATTGTCCGGCCGAATACTGAGGAGGTCCGCCACCCCATGCGATCCGGAGATATTGTTTGCCATCGTAAGGTGTCGCGGTTTGTTTCGTTAAGACTGCATTGTTTCCCGGAATCCACGCGGAAACGCCGGATCTTTCCATGTCTCCGTCATTGATAAACCGTTGCCAGCTCGAGGAGATGACATCTCCGGACGCCGCTCTATACATCAAAGCGGACATTTCGAGAGAGGGATCCGGTTGCGAAACGTCGAAAATTTGTTGATCGGCGTTTTTTTCAGACGTAATCCGGATAGCTCGAGAATCCATCTCCGGGAGAGGGTATGGAGCCTGTAACGTTTTGATTGCCGTCGTCCTCGGTCCCGTTACCCAATCCGAGATCCCGGCCTTTTCCATGTTCCAGTCTCGGAGACCGATCCATCCGGACGCCTCTCCTCCGATGAAAAAGACATATCGAAACCGATCCGGATCCGTCGGGATGTCATAATCGACCCTCTCCCGATCGAAAGCGAGATAGTATCCGGCAACGGCTTGAGAGTTTCCGGCGAAAGCGAAAGGCCCGTCCGCTTGCATCGGATCGGTCAAAATGGTTTCGAAAATCGCTCCGTTTACTATAAGATAACCTCCGCTCTCTCCGGCGAAAGCATCCTCGTTTCCGGCGATCGCGGTAGTTGTCCCGGCAATACACTGGAAAGCAGTCAAGAGAAAAGCCGGATCGATTGTCGGTCCATTGTTTTGATAAACCCGGACGTTGAATCCGGCTCCTCGGAGGATCTCCTCGAGGTTGTCCTCGGATCCCGTTCCCGGTTTCGCGTAGGCATACGAGGCGAGGATCGCGCGTCTCGTCTCCTCGTCGAGCCGGAGATCCGTTAAAACTCCGTATTCTTTCTCGAGGTCCGAGAGGATGATCGTCCGAGCCGGATCCCGGATGAAAGCGAGAGCGGAAAGGTATCGATATATCTCGTCCGCATTGTCTCCCATCCCGTTAAAGAGATTATCGAGCTCTCCGTCAGGAATAGGTCTCCAAAACGCTCCTTTCGGGAGGAGTGTCTTTAGAACGTCTTTCATCGAAAGACTAGACATACGTTACGCTCCCTCCGAGAGTAGCGAGCTCCCCTTGATTTAGCTGATAAAACGGGAGGTATGTATCCGGAGCGACTCCAAAAGCTATTCCGGAGGCTGTACCTCCGGCCGCTCCGATCACGTCCTGTACGATCGTCGAGACCGTCAAGTCTGTTATTTGATCATTCCTATCGGCCGCGAAATCGATTCCCTCGACGTACATAGAGAGAGCCGCGAAATACTCCGTAAGAGCCGATCGAATGTCGAGCTTGACTTGGTTTTCAACGTCCGGATCGACGGAGAGACCTCGGACCTCGACATATATCGGAACGAAAACGACGGACTCGATCCATAGATTGTCGTCTATCTCTCCGAGAGGAGGCCGCGCGAAACCTGTAACGGGATCCCGGTTGATATGGTCTCTAACCTCGTCGAGTAGCGCGGAGGACGCCGGAGATCGATCCTGCGACTCGACGTATACCGTCCGGTCTCCCGGCAAGGAATCGGTAATCTCGTAAATCGTGAGAGGTTTTCCGGAATAGGGAAAAGCTCTCCGGACTCCTCCGACCTCCTCTGCCCATCGACGATAATCGGCCGCGTTTCCTCCTCCTCCAACCGTCCGGATCTCGTTTAGGACTCTCCTCCGGTAATCCTCGTCCGACTCTCGATCCGCTCCGAAATTCGTTGTCTCTAGGATCTCGCATATGTCGTCAAGGTTCGCGATCGGTTGTGAGATAGTGAGCTCGGTTCCGTCTGCTAGGTTGAAATCGTTTCCGGAGGCTTGCGAGCGGAGATCGAAAACGGCCGTCGAGCCGACAACCTCCGCGGAGGCGATCGTGAAATAGATCGCTTGATTGAAATTCGAAACGTATTGAGTCCCGGCCGGAATGATCGTCCCTCCGATCCCTTGTGTTGTCCCTTGTCCCTCCCACGGTTCGGCCGGCTTGCGGTTTATTCCGTATTCGGATCCGATCCGATCGAGATCCTCTCCGGTTGCGGTTAGTGCTAGATTCTGGAGAGCTCTCTCGACTCCGAATTTATAGAGCTCCGTATATCCGAGAGCCTCGATCGCGGAGAGGACTCGATAAAAGGCTTTCGAGACTTGCGGAACGGTTTGGTTTAGTCGCTGTTCAAAATTGGCAACGTTCCGATCGGTGATCTGTTTCGTGGTCGGTATCTCGATTCCCATAACCTAGATCCTCCTATGAGCCGGATCGTTGATCTGAATAATCCAGTTTTCTCCGTTTTGCTGGATCAATAGTTTTTGAACGTCTTTCCCGAGAGGAGTAAGCTCGATTTCCGTCTCGACATAGCTCCCGGTTGGATTGCGGGAAATTGCCTCGACGCTCGAGAGGATTCCCTCCTCGATCATCCATTCGAGATCGACCTCCGCGGCATTGGATCGATCATTCAAGCCGGAGAGAGTTACCGGCTCGTTTCCGGTTTTCTGAAAACGTCCTCCAATCCTTTCGTTGATACGATCGAAAAGAACATTTCCAAACCAATCCTCAATAGTAAAAAGTGACATCAAAACCGCGTTTTCGAGTCCGGCGTCCATTATCGGCTGTCCGTTTCGGACGACGATCTCCGCTCCGTCTTTTGTGATCCAAATTTTCGGATCTCCTTGGTACGGATCAACCATTTCAGTCTCCCCTTACTTTCGATTGTCCGGCGTCCGAAACCTCCGCGGGACCGGAGATCCCGGCCGTCGGATTTGGAGGCGTCGAGCTCGTCCCCTGGCAAGCCATAACGACGGAATCTCCGAGCCGGATAACCGGGAAACCGTCGGCTTTCGTTTTAACAGCCGTCGGAGGTATGTCGACGGGAGAGATCGTCGCAACTGTTCCCGGTTGAAACCCGGCCGCGTTTCCTCCGGAGAAAGTAAATTTCAGCGGTCCGCGAAAAATGCCTTTGTTTTCGATCTTGTTTTTGACGGAGGGAGCGGAGACGATCGAAAACACCCCTCCGGAAATTGCCGATCCGGATCCGTGTCCGAGTTTTCCGCTTTGGTTCATTATCAATTCTGCCATTATGGATCGACCGTGAAAGTCCCTCCGTTAACGTCGAGCTTTCCCGTTGCGTCCATTGTAAACGAGCCGAATGGATTCTCGAAAGAAAAACTAGTATCCGGTCCGATCGTTAGCATCGCGTTTCCCGCGGCTCCGTCTATCTCGATCGAGCCGTCGACTTTCAAGCGGATCCGAGCGACTCTCACTCCTCCGGAATTCGAGTAAAACTCTTTCTCTCCAGGGAGGAGGTCCGCGGCCGGAGGCGTCCCGTCGTCCGCTGCTATTCCGATTTTCCACGATCGGCCGGCGTCGACGATAACGTCGTCCGCTGCTATTCCGATTTTCCACGATCGGCCGGCGTCGACGATAAAGAACCGAGCTCCGGCCGGAGGGTTTCCGTCCTCTCCGGCCGGTTGATAGAGCTCTATATCTTGCGCGTCGTCATCTTCCGTGATGACTACTTGCAACATTCGAACGGGTTTCAAGCCGTCCCTATTGAGCTCTACTTTGCTAAGTTTTACCTCTCCAATCATCTCCTACCTCAAAAAAAGTTGAGAGGGTTAGTCGGCTCGATCCAAGGTGTCGGTGTCTCTACTGCCTTTTTTGTAAAGACATTCGGAGGGACGAGGGAGAGGATCGCCGTCGTCCCGGATTTGTTCGATTTGTATTCGACGGCTCGGATTAGAAAATCGAAACCGTCCGGAGCGTAAACGATCGGAGATTTGACGGTGATCAATGTGTTCTCTCTCCATAGGTTTCCGTCCGGGGAATACCAACTAGAGACGGGAAACGGGAAAGTAAGAGCGTCCGCGATCTGTTTGGATCGTCTCCAGTCCGCGGCCGTCTGAATATCTCCGATCGTTGTATCGTTTGCGCGGAAAGTGAAAAACCGCGTTTTCGGGACCGCGTTATCTTTCGCGACTGCTTTTTTATTTGTCTTTCCCGGAGACTGCCCGATCGCTTTGTACGAGTTGAAGCGTTGCCGGCCGTCGAATCTCGCTGAGATCGATTGCTGCGGAGGGAGATCGTCGTTTATTGTTCCGACGGGAGGATCTTTCGTTACCTCGGTAAAGAGGAGCTCTCCGTCCTCCGTCGATGAAATGAGGATCCCTCTTTGCGAGGCGAGGCCGGCGAGATGATCGAAAGCCTTATCCGTCGGCTCCGCTGTTACTTTCTTGAATGGAGGATCGACGAGAATCTCGAAAACGACTCCGACTCCGAAAGGAGAGCAAACCTCCTCCGCTCTTTGTTTCAACGTTACGAGCTTTTGAACATAGGGAGGTTTTAGAGTCGAGTCGACGAGATCGATTGTCGAGGAAAATCCCTCGAGCGTCATTGTGATCCCGGCCGTCGTTTTATTCGGAGCCGTCGTATATAGAAACCCGTCGACGAGCTTAAAGCCTCCCAAGTATGCAGTTGCCGGCCGATAGGCAAAAGGCCGGAGCAAATCGGAGATTTCCTCGTCCTCCGGAAACCAAGCGATCGACGCTGTCCAAGCGTCCGCGGCCGTGTCCATTGTCCGGAGAATCGATCCCTCGACGAAAAGGATCTCTTTCCCGTCGACTATGATCGTCATTTCGTCCGGATCCTTGTCCGCCAGATCCGGAGTTAATCCCTTTTTGAGTTTCTCGAGATCGACTAAAACAGGTATTTGGAGTGTTTCTCCGGGATATATGAGATTTGGATCTCCGGAGACAAGAGTTTTCTCGTTTGCTTTCCAGATCGTTTTCCATTCCCGAGCTTGTCCGTATGCCTTTTTTGCAATCCCGATCAGAGTGTCTCCGGGAAAGACTACATAAGGAAGACCGGGAATGGGTTTAGACATATGTTACAACCTCCCGGCCGGCCGGAAGATATAGAATGTCTTTCCCCTTTAACCCGTTTGAAGAAATGAAGAGATCGAGGTTTTCGTCTCCGTCTCCTAGAGATCCATACTCCTCGATCACGATCTGAGCCGGCGTTTTTGCGGTCTCGAGCGTAAACCGTTTTTCGATCCTGAGATCGTATGCTTGGATCAAGAGAAAGCGGACGGTTTGCCCGATCAACAGAGCGGAGGAGGCATAGCTCGAGGACTGCGAAAAATACTGTTGATCGATGTCATTCTCCGCGAAATCAGTTTGGACGTTGTCGAGGCTGTCCGTTATCAGGGTAAAGAGATCCGAAATCCTTTGTGCGGTTTGGATCGCTTGCGCTCGACTGGCAACCGGAGGAGCCGGAGAGGGAGCCGGAGCCGTTCCGGGAGGAGAGGGAGGAGCGGCCGGAGTAAAAACTCCAGTGATCGCGATCTGAGAAAATGCGACAACGTTAGAGGTTAGTGCGAGCTCCGCAACCGCGGTTTTATTGATCGCAACCTCCGAGCGATCGTCCGACGGGAGGACGGACAAAAACTCTTGTGTAAGATCATCGTAAGTGTCAAGCCGGCTTTGTATCGAATTCGAGGCGAGGAGAGGAGTCTCGATCAACGCTTGGATCTCTCCGGCTAGTGATTCGACTTGTAAGACCGTCGCGTTTAGAGTGTCGTTTATCCCGTCCTGTATTGCGTTGAAAGCGTCGTCCACAGAATCGACGATCGAGGCAAGCGGTCCGAGCGTCCTCTCCGAGGCGTTTTCTATCAGTTGCGTTGTTTGTGCGATCCCGTCTTTTAGAGCTTGCGTCCCTTGCTTGACTTTCTCCGCAAATTGCTCGAGAGCGTTTAGTTTTGTTTTCCCTCCCTGCCCATCGATGATCCCGGCCTCCTCTCGTCCCGTTTTGAGAGTGTCCGGATCGATCGGCTCGATCCATGTAGTATCGAACCGGGTTACGTTTCCTTCCGTAACCGGAAAAATGTTTTGAGTTACGGAGACAAGTTGCAACGAAAAGAAACCATAGAGAGGATGAGTAACCTCCCATTGTCCCTCTTGATCGCAAGCGGCAAAAAACGATTTCGCCGTTTTGTCGTTGTCCTTACCGTCGAACCAAAATGAGAGAGGATAGTCCGCGGAATTCGTCCCGAGATCTTGGACAACCGTTCCGCGGACTTTCGGAAACGTGAAGATCCCGAGCTTTTTGTCTTTCGATCTCGGATCGCCAATCCATAAAGCGGAGAATTCGTTTCCCTCCGGAGAGATAAAATCGATCGTTCCGCGGAGTCTTTCATCCCAACTATTCGGACCGAGTCCGAGGAGGTCCGCAATTTTGTCGAGCAATCCCATTATGGATTAGCTCCGAGAACCTCTTTTTTGATCGGAGGCATATTCGTTTCCGTCGTCTCGAGTTTCGTTCCGGGAGGAGCTCCGGAGAGTGTTATCTTTCCGGTGAATCCCATTTTTTTACGGTTTTCCTCTTTCGCCTCGTTTGGAGGCTTGCGGAAACCGAAATCCATTCCCTTGATCCCTCCTCCGAAAGGAGATCGCGGAGGAGGAGCGGACGCCGGAGGAGCTTGTCCGACTCTCGCGGAGGCGTTTTTGATCGCGGTATTCAGATTCTCGAGGTTCTCGGTTAGAGTGATAACCTTTTTCTCGAGGAGAGCTTTCTCTTTCTTGTTTGCTCCCTCCATTTTTTTGGAGGTTGCGGCAATTTGATCCGTGAGTTTCTTTTGCTCGTCGAGGAGTGCTCTTTCCGCGATCTTTGCCTCGTCGAAAAACTTTTTATCCGCTCCTCGAGCTCCGGAGAAAGCTCCTTTCATTCCTTCCGCTTTTGTGTCGCCAATTCCTAGAGTCTCTTTCCAGAATTTGACGACTCCTCCGGGGCTGATCCCGAGGATGTCCTCCCAAAACGCGAGAACCTCTTGAAAGAATTTCTTTACCGGCTCCCAATGTTTGATTATCAGAGCGGCCGCGGTTAGCCAAGGAGCGACGAGCATAGAGACCGCGACGAAAAACGGATTTTCGAGGAGATTGGAAAGCACTTTCCAGGCCTCCGAGGCAAACGATCGGATCGCTTGGTATGCTTTCCATAGCTTGATAACGACGGTATCCCAATTTTGCCAAAGCCAAATCACGCCGGCCGTAAGCAGAGCGACGGCCGTAACAATCGCTCCGATCGGGTTTGCCGCGATGATCGCTCCGAGAGCTCCGAAAGCGGACGAGGCTCCCATGATTGCCGGAGCTAAAACCGCGAAAGCTCCGGCCAGCATTTCGATCCCGACGGCGATCGTTGCCGCGATCTTGAAAGTGACAAACCCGGCCGCGACTGCCCCGATTACCGGAGCTAGTTTCTTGCCCCACCTAAAGAGAGTTTTTACAACCTCGATCGCTGTCTTGATCCCTTTGATGATCGGCTTTACGTCGAGCTCCCGGACTTTCTTTATTGCCGCGTCGAGAGCGTTTGGAAAGTCTTTTTGAAAAGCCTCGATCACTCTAAATCCGGTTTCTATCAACGCGGATTTGAGAGTCTTTAATCGATTCATGAGAGACTTTCTCATATCCTCCGCGAGAGCGTTGGATGCTCCGGCCGCTCCGTATGCCTCGTCTCGGAAACCTCGGAGCTTTTCTCCTCCGGCCGAGAGCAAAACATTCATACCGGCGATCGCTCTTTGCCCGAAAATAGTATTGAGAGCGGCCGATCGTTGAGCCGTTCCCATGCCTCCGAGAGCGGATTTTAGATCGTCGATTATATATGTCATATCCCGGAGATTTCCGTCCGCGTCCGTTGTCTCGACTCCTAGCTTTTTGAGGAGCTTTGCGGCTTTCGGAACCGGGCCGGCAAGTTTCAAATAAGCATTTTTTAGAGCTGTCCCTCCGAGCGATCCCTTTATGCCGGCGTTTCCGAGCTCCCGGACGAGAGCGGAAAAAGTCTCCACGTCCGCCCCGGCTCCCGTCATTACCGGGCCGGCAAATTTCATCGTTTCGAAAAGATCCTCCATAACGACGTTGCTCGACGTTACGGTTTGCGCGAAAACATCGTTTATCCGCGTGAGATTCTTTGCCAGTTGTGCGGAGTCTTTCGTCCGGAGGTTGAACGCTCCGAGGGCGTCCGCGGCCATGGATGTAGCCTCCTCGAGCTCGACACTTGCCCCGGTTGCGAGATCAGTAACGGCCGCAAGGGAGGCCATGGCTTGATCCGCGGTAAAACCTGCCATCGCAAGGCTCTCGAGGGCTTGTCCGGCCTGCGTTGCGGTCCATTCGGTAGTTGCTCCGAGCTCTCGAGCTTTCGCCTCGAGCTCCGCGAAAACCGGAGAGCCTCGACGGAGTCCTCCAAATTTCGCTCCGGCCGCGGTTAGAGCTTGATCGAATTCGACAAATTCTCTCGTTACCTCTCCGATCCCTTGTCTAAGCGCCATCATACCGCGAGAGATTACGCCGGCCGCGAGAACACCTCCGAGGACCGAGCGGAAATTGATTGCAGCGGAGGAGGCGTCTCGAAAACCTCGTTTTGATTTCTTGCCGAATTTGTCCGCGGCCGCGGCCATCCGGCGAAAGGCTCCGGAGACTTTATCCTGAGAAACCCGGAAAGCCGTCGATATTACAAACGCTGGCATTTATCGCGGCTCCTCCCGTTCCTTTTCCGCGATCAGCTCGTGCCATGAATTCCAATATACGAGCCTCGCAAACGTCATTCCCTCGAGCTCCGACGGACTTACTCCTCGGTAGAAGAGATTGCCCATCATTTGATCCATTTTCGATCGTCCTCCGGAGAATTGTCTCTCCGACGGGACGATCAAACCCTCAAAAAAACCGCTCCGAGGCTCTCCGCGATCGAGAGGTCCGCTCCTCTCATGTTTCGAAAGATCGCCTCCGGATGTCCCGAGAGTCCCGAAAGAAACGCATAGATCTTACCGTAAATGTTTGTATCCTTGTGTTTTGACATCGGGATCTTGGACTGTCCGGTGATTTCGTTGTAAACGATCTCCGCTCCTCCGAGATCGGCCGGAGGCTTTCGGAGCTTTTGGACAACGCGGAGAGTGTTTCCATCCTCTTTGATTTCGAGGAGGCCGCACATAATCGCGCGGAGGAGCCGCTTTCGCGCCATCCTATACCCTGCCTTGCCGGCCTCGTCGATCTCGTCTCCAGTCGCATCCTCGGAGCTCTCGTCGAGATCGTCGATCATGTCGTCCTCGTCGAGATCGTAATACTCCTCGAGAACGCGGAATTGTCTCTCCGCGTTTTCGAGGGATATTACTCTTTTCGATTTTTTTTCGTTTTGTGGCGTTTCGTTCATTTCCTCCTCCTTTTTTTGTCAATTCGCGTTGCTATCTACTGAACTAAAATTTAGTCCAGTCCTCACTAGGTAGCAACTGGCAAGCGACCCGATTGGATTCCGTCTCGACGTTTTCGACCTCGAGACCTCCCTCGGATTTGTAGGTAGCTCCTCCGACGGTCTCCACCGAGAATTTCAGCGACTCTCGAGCGGTATCCGTCGCGAAAGCTCGGAGGCTCTCGAGCTCGTCCGCGTTGCAAACGAGGACGAGTCCCTCGATCGCCGGAGTCCGACGAATCATCCGTTTCATGGCGCGGCCGCTTGTCGGATCCATTGTCGTTTCATAGTTAGTGACTATGAAAGTCGCATTCACGTCCGCGGGAACACGGAACGTGATTCCCTCGATCGTGACTTTCCGGATCGTCCCTGCTATGTCTTTACTCATTTTAGAGCCTCCTCCCTAGAGTAGAACCGCGAGAGAGGTATCGAATTTGACGACGGTATCGAAAATCCCTCCCTCTCCGGAAAGTATAACCGGCAACGTTGCGTTGAAACCCGTTCCTCCGGCTCGGATCTCGACGAGGTTTCCGGCTTGCAACCTCTCGATCGTGAAAGCGGCCGTGAAGATCCAAGCTCTCCCCTCGAAAGCGATCGCGAGTGCGAGCAGATCATCGATCACGGACGAAATGTCCCGAGCTTTTTCCCGGCTCGATGAATTCGAAACCTTCGCGGTATCGGCAACGATCGAGATCCCTTGCCACTTCTCTTGTGAAAAATTGAGCTTGATATTGTAGAGCATATTTTGCAGGATCGCGATATTGCGTTGTGAGCGGTATCCGTTCGAATCGACGGGAACGTTTTCCGGCCTGTAGAACGTAACCACGTTTTGAAGCGAGACCGATAGATCTGGATTGGCGAGAGTCGGAGAGAGTCCGTTTTTGACCGCGAGATCCCGGTTGTCATATAGCGAAGTCCAACCGGCCGGACCGGGAATGATATTCGGAAGTACTTGATCGATGTAACTCTCCTCCGCGCGATTGTTCGCGATCCTCGCCATAACTCCCATTGCGCAAGCGCCGATCTCGGACGGATGGGAGGGAGATGTCGGGACGCAAATATAACCGCATGTCCTGTTTTCGATCTCGGTATCGGTGAAAGTGATCAGCGTCGAGAGGGATTGGCTCGTGTTCCCGTCTACGTTCCGGAACGGTCGAGCAACTGTTTTCGCGTAGTTGCCGACGAAATCGTTTCCGGCTCCGTTGTAGGTGTCGAGCTTGTCGATCGTTGTCGTATCGTTTGTGAAACCGTGGACAACGTCCGTGAAGTTGAAAAGATTCTGGAGATCTCCAGTCCCGATCGCGATCAAAGCGTCGTTTATGTCCGGGACGCCGGCTCCTCCGGATGGATTTGTCCGAGTCGCGGAAACGCCGGCCGGGAAAGCCTCGTCAAATCCGAAATTGAAACCAAGGTTCACGAAGTTTCCGTAAACGCCGGCCGATTTGACGGTAATGTCGAGCTGTTCCGGAACACCTCCGTTTACCGCGGATTGAATCGGGAGGTTTGCCTCCGCGTTGATCGCTGTGTTGACATCCGAAGCAATTGCCGCAGCCGTTGCTCCGCTTGCAACAGTAACAGCGATTCGGTTGTGTCCTATATAGAGATAGATCGTCCCTGCTGCTGTTGCCGGCCCGGTAAAGGTTATATCTCCGGTCGCTTGGACCGCACCATCCACCTCCTCCATTGGGATAACCCATGTCTCGATCCCTCGAGCTCCGGCGAAAGCGTTGATCGCAAGTCGGTGAAGATTGAATCCCTTTCCGAATCGAGCTCCAACCTCCTCCGCGGAGAGCACCATTGTCGGAATGTTCTCCTCGTCGAGCGGCTCGAGGGACGGATCGAAAGTCCCTATCAAAAGGAGCTTTCGAGGGAGCACATTTGCTCCGGCCTGGAATTGTTCGTTTTTGACTCCGGCTCCGACGACGGCCGCAAGATCGTTGGCGTCGAGGGTGCTTGGAAACGCTGGTAGCGCCATTTTTTAACCTCCTAAAAATACGCCGGCAATCGTTCGGTCCGGCTCTCCGTTTTGATTGTTTGGCTGGATCGAAATGTCGATTTCGTCTCCTGCCGTTCCCTCGTCTCCGAGAACCTGCTCGTCTATCGAGCAAGTAAGGGACATTGTCCCGGTTAAGATCACGTATTCGCCCCGAGGGACGGGAGCGTTTTTTTCAATCGCTCCGATCCACCTATCCGCGATCCTCGTTAGAGAATCATCCGGAGGAGGGAGAGGCAGTCCGAGATCTTGGTTTCTTGCGTCCATTATGATCTGATAGAGGATCTCCACAAATTCGTCAAAAGATCCGTCCGCTACATCGGACGCTTGACGGAAATTTGCGATCGCCGTTATGAGCTCGGCCGGAGTCGCGTCCGGATCGTTGAGAACCGAGAGCGGTCCCTCCGAGGGAGCGGCAACCGAGAGATCGAGCGTAAACGTGATCTCATGTTCCGTCGGACCGTTGATCGAGCCGGCCGATTTGGGAAAAGCTCCTCGAGTGTAATAGACTTGTATCGAGCGATCCGTCCCGAGAATTTCCTCCGCGGCTTGCCCCTGTTCTTGATAACCGATCGTCCTATAACGGCCGGCCGCGTTGCTACCAAGCAAGAGGACGAGAGCCTCTTTTATGGTTCGAAAATTCATCATATCGGAGACTGCTCCGCTCTCATGAGATACAGCCTAATAAACCCGATCGCTCCTCCCTCCTCGGCCGGACGCTCGACGAGAAAGGTTACTTTCGGGGCATCGTAATCCGGAGTCAATGGGATCTTACAAACCCATCCTCGAGCCGGGAGAACCGCGAGAGACGATCGCCGGATCGAAATAACGGGCTTGTGGACGAGCATCTCTCCTCCGGTCTCCGGGTTTTCGATCCGAGAATCGTAAAGGACTTGTCCTCCGAGATCCTCTTCCGGATCGTTTGCCGACTTGTCATAAGTCGTTCCCGTTGCGGGATCGATCAAGATAACCGGGAGTTTCCAATCTCCCTCGAGAGTTACCTTTAGATCGGCCTCGCATCTTTCCCGGAGATTGTCCAAGGATCAACCCTCCGCGGTCTTATCCTTTTTCGGAGCCGTTTTCTTTTCTTTCTTGGCCGATCCCTTTTCCAGAATCTTTCGAAGATCATCCGAGAGGTATTCGTCCGGAACCTCTCCGATATACTCACGGCCGCGAATATAGACGGCTTGTCCCTTTTTCAGTTTCATTTCCGACTCCTTTTCCGCGTCTTTTTCTTGGCCGGCTCCTTTTTCGCTTTCGGTTTCGGAGCCGTTTTCTTTTTCGCGGCTTTCGGTTTCGGAGCGTCCTCCGGGAGAGGAGGAGCCGGCGTCGAGGCCTTGCGGCTTTCCTTTTCCGGCTCCTCGTCCCGGACGATCAATCCTCTCTCCTCGAGAATCTTGATCGCGCCTTTGGAGATCCCGTCCGTGTCGATCGGATCGCCTCGTCTATAGCGACGGTTTCCGATCGGGAGAAATCCCTTTTGCTGGTTCGCTCTGTATCCCATTACGGAGGCGTGATCCCGTTCGTGATCGTAACGAAAGCGTCCGTCGCGGTAGTCGCGAAAATCGGAGCCGCTTGCGTCCGGAGAGTTACCGTTTTCCAGGCTTGATCCACGTATGCGTCACAGTAGAACATTCCCGGATTGACGGCTCGTCCGGCGTCCGCGATTTTCGGAGGCATCGGAGGAGTGGAGAGGGACATCCCGAAAAGCTGCTGATAGAGCTGCTCTCGGAGGGAGATCATCGGGAGAACCTCCGGAGGCCCGAAATAGCGATCGCATCGCGCGGAGCTCGAGAAAATGAGAGCTTGATCGTCCGGCATATACTTGACGGGATCTCCGTTGTCGTCTGTGTAAACGTCGAGGTAAGTAAAGAGCCATAGTTCGTAACCGGCCGGCGTGCGGAACCGTCCGCGCGGGATCATGCCTCCGGCAACGAAACGATCGAATTTCCGCGGAACGGGATTGTTCGTCGAAACCTCGATCAGCTCGAAACGCCGATTGTCCGCCACTCCCTGAACCTCGGTATCTTTTATGAAAGCATCCATCATTTGCGAACCGAGGAGAAGTCCGTCCGGCATCATATGGGCATCTTGACGAATCAGATCGCATCCTCCGTCGAGCTGGCCGGCAATATTGGGAGTCGTGCCATCCCAATAAACCGGAGCCGGGAAAATGTGCGTCGAGTTGCGGCGAAAATCGTAGACGAGATCGCCGGAGGTCTCTCCGAGGATCGCCGGCATAATGCCGGTCAAAACGGAGAGGCTCGAGAGAACCTCGAAAAGACGGACGAGCCTCCGGAACATTTCCATGTGACCGGAGGAGGCAAGAGACCGCATCCGAGCGAGTCGATCTTTCTCCCCATAGGGAGCCTCGCCGGCAACGCGGAATTCGAGCTGATCGGCCGAGATGTCGAGCTCCTCCTCCGCGAGAGGGAATCTCCGGGAGAAACTCGAAAACTTGGTGACGTTCAGATTTTTCTGAGTGTTACCGAGCGGCCGAGAGATCGTTCCGCGCGGGATGAGAGCCGCGATCCGCTCGTTGCCGCGGATAATGTCGATCTCGACAACGGATGAATTGGGAGAGTAGAGGGTTTTCCCTCCGGTCTCCGGCCGTCCGAAAAATGCCTGGAAAGCCGTCGGGACGCCGATCTCGTTTTTTTCGTCATAGAGATCGACCATCATCCGGGAATACGGATCGACGGCCAATGGAGTTGTCGCGTATGAAACCATTTTCGATCCTCCTTAGCTGTTCTCGAGGCCGTCCACGTCGACGGTCGATTCCATGTAAAGGCCGAGAGTCCGGAGATGATCCTCGACGGTGACATTGACTCCGGCCGGCGAGTTGATCACCGTCGCGAGAGTTTTGGAGTTTTCGATCACGAGTTGATCCCGATCGAGGATGCAAGCTCCGACGAGGATCGGAACGTTGTCGATATCGCCGGCAACGATGTCCGCCTCCGCGAGAGTCTTTAGGAGTACTCCCCTCGGAAACTGTGTCCCGTCCGTCCCGGTCTCGTCCGTGAAGGGAACCCATTTCCCGGCCGCGGGATCGTAACTCATGAGGGTTTTTGCGACCATGTCCGACGTTCGTCCGGCGTCCTGAGCAACCGTCTCCGCTTCGCGCTGAACCGCGGCCGGCATACCCATCCGAATGAACGGGACATTCGAAACGTCGTTTCTTACTTCTACTGACATTTTCAAACCTCCCTTTGGTTATGCTTCCGGCCGAATCGAAGCGATCGCGGCCTGATAGTCGTCCTCGGTACGAATGATCCCGTCCGCCGAGAGAGCCGGAGGCTCCTCCGGAGGAGTGTCCGGGATCTCCTCTAGCTCCTCCTCCGCTGTCTCCTCGGAGTCCGAGGCGCGGACGGAGTCGATTGCGGAGACGGCTCCGCGGAGCTTGTCGAGGCTCTCCTCTCCCGAGAGAACGGCTTTCGCCAAAGCGTCGACGCTTGCGGGATATTCGGAGTTTCCGATGAATTTCGAGACCTCCGAATGAAGAGCGATCATCTCCTCGCGTCCGGACTTCTTTGCCGCGGCCTCGATCGCGTCGAGCTCCGCTTTGATCTCCGGATGCTCCTCGATCAAAGTTTTCAGATCCATTTTTGATTTCTCCTTTTTGTCCATTTTTTCGATCTTGCTCATGTAGCGATCGATATGGGATTGAACCGCTCCGCGGTCTTTTTGTGGGATCTGGACTCCTCCTCGAGCTCCTTTCATGGCTCCGTTTGCCGCGAATACTCCTCGACGAATCGCGACGAGTTTTCCTCCGACAACGTCCGCGAAAGGCAATTTGTAGGAGCCGAATTTATCCGCTTTCGCGGAGTCGTACCAGAAAAAAGCGTCCCGATATCGTCCGGAGGGTTTCTCCGTCGAGCCTGTAAAGCTCCGGACGCGACGATCGGCCGCTCCGGAATCCCACGGACGATCGACGATCGGGAGGTTTTTAAACGGCGTTGCTCCGGCCGTCGGCTCGAACTCGGCCTCCGGCTCGAGATCCTCCTCGAGGAGAGCGGCCGGCATACCGTAATCCGGCAACGATCCGTTTTTGAGCTCGGACATGAGAGCGGAGAGATCGGAGATCCCGTCGATCATTCCGACCTCCTTAGCTTTCGCGGCCGCGAAAACGCCTCCCTTGCCGAATTTCTCGATCACTGTTTCGGGAGTAACGTTCCGATTCTCCGCAATTGCCTCGATAAACACGTCCGCAAGCTCGGAGAGAAGGGTTTCGATTTTTCTCCGGCCGTCTTTCGTTGCCGGATCGATCCGCTTGTTTGGAGATTGCCTCGAAACGATCTCGACGAATTCGTTTCGATCGTTGAGTCGGACGGTTTGGACGACTCCGATCGAGCCGACGATCCCGGTATCGACCGAGATGATCCGATCGGCCGCGGAGGCGATCCAGTAACCAGCGGACGCGGCCATTCCGAAAACGAAAGCCGTTGTCGGTTTGCTCGAGTTTGCGATCAGTCGAGCAAACTCCGAGACTCCCTTTACCGCTCCTCCGGGAGTGTCCATAAAGAGGACTATTTGATCGATCGACTCGTCCGCCTCGAGATCGAGAAACTCTTTCGTTGCCATTTCGATCGAGACGAGTCCGGAGGTTTTCCGGATGCTCGAGGATCGCGGAACGATCGGACCGTCGAGGAGGAGCGTCCCGATCGACCCGTTGATCGCGGTGTATTCGTTTCCGTCCTCTCGAGGCTCTCCGAGAGCCGCGAAAACTGCCTCTCTCGTCTCTTTGTTTGCAAAGTGGAACCGGAGTCTATCCTCCGGAGAGATCGAGCTCTCCGCGGCTTTGACAATCCCTCGGAGAGCATCCTCGGTTATTGCCCAATGTGTTGAGGCGATCTCGATCATGATTCTAGGATACATGGATCAACCTCCGGCCGCGGATTTATGCGCGGCAACCGTCGCGGCTTGCGTCGACTCCTCCTCCGGAGTCAGCTCGACGGAATGGATCACCGTACAATCGAGACCATTGCAACGGACTTTCGGACGCTTGCCGATTGCGGTCTCGATCTCCGCGTCGAGTCGAGCCTCGACAATCGGAGGATCCGCGTCCAAGTTTCCGTAACAAATATCAAAATGACCCTCCGTCTCGAGGTAGTCACGATCGAAATAATATGGATATTCGCTCATTTGTACCTCAAAACGAGACGGCCATAATAGACCGTTGTCCCGATCGCGTTATGATCGACGAAAACGCCTCCCATGTCTCCGGCCTCGAGGGAGGAGAGGACGCTCGAGAGATCGAGTTTTCCCCACTGGTTAGCGACTCCGGAATATGCGGAGGTATCGTCAAGCTCCGCATGAGTCTGATAGTTCTCTCCGTCTTTCGCGTATTCGGACGCGAGATCTATATCTTGATCCGTGAAAGAGCCTCCCGGCAAAGATTCGATATAACCCTCGACGAGCTCGGAGAAGTCCGGAGGGACAGAAAACGGAAACCTATGTCCTCCGGTTCCGGCAATCGATCGGACGCGGAGATTGCTATAGTTGGAATTCCAGTCCGTTTCGAAATAGACGGTTTTTTCGTTGGACTCCGGAGCTCCTCCGGGAGGGAGGTTTCCGAGGATCCCGTTTTGGTTTCCGATTAGAGTCATTACAGATCGACCCTAACCTTTCCGGCAGATCCGCGCGGTTTAATGTAAACATCGATCGGAGCTCCGGCCGAGATTAACATCGACTCCCCTTGAAACGGTCCGGCGAGAGCGTCGTCCGTCGGAGCCGGGTTTCCGGCCGTCCGGTATGTTTGAACATACCTCGGAGTAGTGTCCAAGATCCAAACCTGTCCGGTTGTTACCGCGGACGCTACTTTTGTCCAGGCATCGGCCGGACATGAAACGGTTGCGGGATCGGCCATTATTCGACCTCCTCTAATTCGTACCAAATTAGATTCAAATGGACTTGGTTATTATCATCCAATGAAATAACACGAAAGGCGTATCTCGTGCCGGCTTTCAAAACGAATTCTCCGAGATTTCTCGAGTATCCGGCCTCTCCGATCACCGGACCGGGAACGACACCTCCGGAGACCTCGTCGAGGATAATCAATCCGTCCGCGGTAATCGTCGCGTTTTTGTTTGCCTTGCCGGTTTGCGGAGTCGCTTCGATGCTCTTAATCAGCGCATTAGTCGAGCTGCGCCTATTCCGGTTGATCGCGTTTATGATCGTTCCGGTTCCGTTTGTAATTGTCGGTCCCTCGAGTATTTGTAAACGAATCCCGACTCCTCCGTTGCAATGTGCTAACATATGGATTTCCGGCTCGTCCGTCGGAGTCTCAAGACAAATATTGATCGAGGCGTCCGCGTCGAGATCAATATCATTTTCAAAAAGGATAAACGCTCTCCCATCATGGATCCGGGAGTGTTCAAAATCGATCGAAAGGTTCGCTCCGGATTCGTAATCTTTCGAGACGGAGTTTCCTTTTCCGTTTCCTAAAAATCCGTTGCTCATTTAGTCCGCTCCGCGTTTCGATTTATTCCACGGAACCTCCGGAAGCTCCTCGAGCTGCCTTGCGAGTTTCGCTCGGTTCGTCGGACCGTCGGATCCGTTGAGGTCTCGAGCGATCCGATCGAGGTCCGTTGCTCCGATCGACGCATAGGCCTTTTCGGCCTCCGCTGTCCGTTGCGGATCGATATTCGGGAGAGGAGCTCCGATCCAGTTGTTAGAGGTCCAAGCCTTGCGGATCCTCGGATCGTTCCATCCGGGAGCGGAGACACGGCCGGAGGCTATCTCTCCCGAGAGCCATTCCTCGTAAATCGGATTCAAGAGATCGGCCGCAAGCTCCTCCCTCCAGATCATCGCGACTCGCCAGAATAGGAGGAGAGCTCCTCGAGAGGCCGAATAATTTTGTCCGAATTTCATCAAGAGAACCTCGAGCGGCATCGATACCGACGAGGAGAGATACGAGGTAAACGCATTGACGAAAGAATCGAAAGACGCGGAGGGAGCGGAGTCCTTAAACGGGAGGAGATCCTCTCCCTCTCGCAAGTTGAAAACGCCAGCCGATCCCGGTTGATTAAAAGTCGCCTCCGGGATCGAGTAGAAATTGACCGGAGAGCCGGCGATCGATTCCACGACTCCCGGATCCGGAGTCGCTCCGACGGCCGCGGCCGCGGCTCCGTATCGTTGATCCGCTATGTCCTCAACTGGATTCGAGGCGTCGTTTTCTTTCGACGGCTTGACATACATAGCGAATGACGCTTGATTGATTGCCTTTTTGATTTGCGCGAGAGTGAAATCCGTTACATTCTCGAATTCTTGCAAGGCATGAGTGAGTCGAGAATATCCTCTCCCTTGTCCGGCGTATTCCGGTTGGAAACCGTGGAGGACGAAACGCCGGCCGGACTTCTTTCCGAAAGCCGGAATTTCGAT